TCCTCCTGAAACAGCGCGAAGACCTTTTTCAGCACGTCCTTGCTGCTGTCGCTGTTGGACAGTTCCGCGATCAACACGTCGATGTAGCTGCGCACCTCTTCTGCGTTGCCCACTTCGATTGCGTGATGCAACTTCTTCGCGGTCTTCTCACGCTCGCGCGCGGCAGCTTCTTCGGCAGCTTCCTTGAACCGTATCTCAAGCTCCCGTTGGCGCTGCATCGTTTCCGAGATCGGCTGTTTCAGACGCCCCAGTTGCTCGCGGATTTCCTTTTTCACTTCCATGCGGATGCGATACACCGATACGGAATACTCCGTTCCGATATTGAGCTTGCGCAATATCTCCACGCAAGGCATTGCAGGATTGCGCATCAGTAGCGCGTAAATCTTCCTGTTGAGGCCATTACGTTTGCCTGCCATCTTCATTCTCCTTTTTGTTTTTCTTCGACCTGCCCTCGGCCATCTTCCCAACAAACCCAACAAGGCGAACGGCTTCTTTTTGAACTGCCTTGTCCGTCTCCACCTCAATCAGCTTTTGCAAGTTGTGCATGGCCTTGTCCAAATCAACCAACCCACCCTTGTCCTTCCAGCGGGAGACGTATTTGACGACGTTGCCTTCAAGGTACCCCAGATTGTTGGAAGCGATGTAGTCCCATGGCTGGATGGCCTTGTTCTTGTAATGCGTGCCGCCTACCTGTATTTCGTTGGCTTTACTCATGGCTCGGGTCCTTCGGTCCAATGTGCGCCACACCCGCTTCATCAAAGCGCAACAGCAGGCCCTGCTGGGCGTACTTCTCCTTCAGGTCCGCCAACGGGTCAACATGCTCCTCACGCAGCAACGCCACTGCAAACTTTAGCTGCCACTTCTCCCGCGCCTTGTCACTCGGCATCGCATTCGCCTGCTGCTCCAACCACTGCGCTGCGATGAATCTCTTCAGTTGCTGTGTCATGCTTTCTCCATTTCGTTCAGACAATACAGTTTGATGGACCGCGCAGCGAGGACAATCTCATCTGCCAAATCACACGCCCGTGCCCAATCACGCGCGACTAACGCATCGTGGGCCTCGCGCTGCAACTTTTGAATCTTGATGATGCTCTCGCCGTAATCTTTGATGCTCATCGTAGTACCCATCCAAAAACAATCACTACAGAAAAAACGGTGGCCGTTGCAGCCACCCCCATTTGAAACCCTCGACAATACGCTTGCTTGACGTATCTCAACCGTATCTCATTTCTGAGATATCTATTTGATATCCACCGCATCATTCCCCCTTGCGCGGATAACCTGCCCTACTAATTTCTTACTCCTTGGCTTGAAGTAAGGCACTTTTAATTTCTGTTGCTTTTTAGACGGGAATAATTCCTCTGTAAAAACATTCATCCCGTTTACTACATAAGACACCCTTCCAAACTGGTTTTTTGTTACCTTTTCAACAATTCCAACAAAAGGTTTGCCACGATGTTCAAGCGGGTATACTGCTACCGGTTGACCGACTTCTACATACCGCCTTGTCCAGTTAATGTTTTCGTGCCTCATTCATTCCCCCTTGCTCGGATAGCGGCGGCGCAAGTCACAAATGCACCACCAAGCATATTTAATCCATCGGGATGTTCTTCACACATCTTTGCACACGCCTCGCGTTCCTCTGCGGCAATCAACTCGGCGAACTTTTCTATATCTTCTGCTGATTCTACCCAGTAATAACTGTAGTCTTTCTGACTCAAAGATATACCAGCCTGTTCAGCCAGTTCACGAATTCGTTCAATATTCATAGTTCACCGTCTCCTCGTTGGTCTGCAACAGTCGTGCGCCGTTCTTGTAATGGAAGTTCCTTGCCATCTCAGTCTTCGGACTCATCGTGACGATGCGCTTGATAGGGGAGCCTTGCACACGGGCCATTTCCAAGTACTCGCGGACCAGCTTGCTTCCTGCGCCTTTGCGATAGGACCAGATGCTGTACAGGATCGCGTTGTCGAGGCATATCCTGCTTGGCGGTTCCATCAGTTCCGCTTCCGTGGTGGGTATTGTTTTGAGGAATGCGATGCACAGGATCGCCCCCAGCTGCTTGTCTTCGATCAACGCCCACACATCACGCGTGTACCCCAACCGGTCTTCGGGCTTGATGTTTGGACGCACCGGGTCTTCAAGCAAGATAGCGTCAGGTTTTTGTAGCTGGACTAGCATGTGCTCTTCTCCGTAAGGTTTTCTTGTACGCCTTCCCATCCGCAATCTAGGCAAGTTGCGCGTGAATCCGGGTCTGTTGTTTTCGTACTGTGACAGTAGTGGTCGCCAGTGTTGACCATGAACATCTGACAATGCTCTGCTGTCACTTTGTCACTTTCGCATTCTGGACAGTGATAAGTCGGTTCTTTCATGTGTTCTTCTCCTTGGCTGGTCGCATCGCCGCTTTCAGTTGTTCGTCTTGAAATTTCTTTGCCTCTTTGATGTTGGCAAGCATTTCTTCAAGCTCTTCGATTGAGTACATGCCTTCTGGCACATGAAACCGCGCCATGCCGTATGTTTTGTATGTGTATTCCGTCATGTGTTCTTCTCCCGCAGCTTGGCGGCGGTGGCGTGAACTAACTCGTAACGCGCAAATCTGTTCACAAGTTCATCCATTTCCTGCTCCGTCAGCCCTACCCATTCGCACTTGGCGTCCAACGCTTTGTTTGCCATCTCAAGCGCATGTTTCAAACGATACAACTCAAGCTCTACCTCTTTCAGCTTTTCAATTGCAGCAAATGTTTTTTCGTTCATGTGTTCAACTCCCGCAGTTTGGCCTCGTAATCATTCATCAACAACACCGCAGTTTTTCTATCCCACTTTGACGAGTAATAATCAACGACAAATTTTTCTTTTTCTTCATCGGACAGCCCAACCCATTTGCGTTTGAGCTGTTCACGTTTGAGCTGTTCACGTTTGAGCTGTTCAACCCATTTGCGTTTGCGCTGTTCACGTTTGAGCTGTTCACGTTTGAGCTGTTCACGTTTGAGCTGTTCACGTTTGAGCTGTTCACGTTTGAGCTGTTCAGCACGTTCGTCCCTTTTTGCTTGCATGGCAAGTGTGAGCGAAGAAAACCAATCCTTCTGCCAATCCGTCAGCGGCTCTTGCTTTTGTTCACTCGGTATCCATTGCATGATCTGCCTCTTTCTCCACCCTTGGGCGGTCATAGCGTGGTCCCGCGCTTCGGGCACGGCCACAGTCGTTTGAATAAATCGATGATGATGGCATCCGCTGTCATGTGACGAATCGATGGCGTGGTCTCCAAGTACCCCTGCACCATGTCACGCACCTGACCTATCGTCACCGTGTTGCTCGGCGAGCAAAAGATCACACCATCCCCCATGTCAATGGCTCCTGCCACGTAACCCATGGCCACACCACGCTCTTGGTAGTTGTCGCTCTGCAACAATCGCAGTAACGAATTTCCGTTGTAGAACGAGCCCGCAGCGTGGACCGAGGAACAGGCCAGCATCATGCAAATCGCAATAGCTTTCATATGATCACTCCTGTGTTGGGGTCGCGGCTGATTTCCTGCTCCCACTTGCCATCCTTGTCGCGCCGCCCATCAGTCGGCCAGTAGTGCTTGCAATCCTCCGGATCAAACTGCGCCCAGTATTGATAAGGCGTGGACGCCGTTGCGGTGTGGCGATAGCAAGAGTCCTTCTTGTCGCACCCCGCGCCGGGGCACATGGTAATGTCAGGCATTGGTCAGACCTCCGTGCATTGTCCATTCTTTTGCTTTTTCAGTCATAAACAAACCTTCTGCGCGAGTCATTTTTGATGACCGAATAATCAGCACGCCGTCTGCGTCATACCCGATCACCATGACATCCGACAGATTGTCTGCTCGACAGAATTCAAGCATCGACAGCAACGCTTGCTCTGGCGTGAAATTTACAGATGCGGGTAGGGCGATGATGTTTTCGTTATTCATGCTTTCTTCTCCTTCGCACGGTCAAGCATTGCTCTCAGTTTTCCTTCTATGTCATCCGAATGCACCGGATATACATATGCCCTCTGATCAATCGTCAAGTCGTTAGTCCACCGCAACATGCGACCTAGCATTGGGCTGCTTGCTGTAATTTGTTTCGGCGCTTCGTTCGGTGGGCATATCGTAAATGTGTAGGGCAACTTAGCCATTGTTCTTCTCCCTCGCTTCCATCTCTCTGATATCCATCGCAGCATCAGCCACGCCGTGCCAATCACGCTGCTTCACCTTGAGCATAAGGTACGCAATCATCACCTCATTTTCTGATACTTGACTCATGTCTTCTCCGCCCCCGCCTCCAGCACCAGAAGATTCTGTGTAAATTTTATAGATCATGCCCATGCCTCCCTCGCTTTCATCATCGCGTCTGCTATCCAATAGCTAATTGCTCCAATATCCATGCCAACGATTTCAACACTGTGAGTGTTCGGTCGCAGGTTTAGGTTAATAATCATCGATTGCATAGCTTTGGCTGCAAAATAGTCACGCAGCGTCATGCCTTCTTGTGCGTACTGTTTTTCCCCACTGTGCGGTCTTGGGAATGCCGGTATGTCGTTCATGCCAGCCACCTACCAATCAACAACAGCACACCAATCACCGTGATACCAAAACCCATCATCATCACCGCTGCACACACATCCTCTAACCACAAGCGCTTGTCGTTGATGGGGTCCGCAAACATCACGAACACGATGAACGCAGCGAGGATCATGAACAGCCCACCAAAAAACACCATCGACGGAATCATGTTATTTCTCCTTTTTTGACAACTTATCTGCCGCTGTTGACAACTTATCCGACACGGTTGACAACTTATCGTCCAGCCTCGGCTTGGTTGTCATGTAGTACTCGCGCCAGTGCTTTCTTGACGCGCCCCTGTGGCAATCCCTGCACCAGCTGTTCAGCGTCCCGTACTGATTCGTCCAAAAGTTCTCCGGAGCCTTCAGTACCTTGCACTTTGTGCACCGCGCCGGTTTTCCCGGCAAGCGCTTTGCCCTCTTTGTCAACTGCCGCCCTTCGCTCATCGTCTTCCTTCTCAAGTTTGCGTACATAGTTTGTATTGATCCGCCACAACACGTTCTTCGCCCGGTTCACACCGTCAAACTGCAAGATCATGCCGTGCCTTCTGATCAACCCCTCCCTCGCCATCCGCTGCAAATGCGCACCCGCCGTCTGCACCTGAATCCCCAGTACTTCCGCGATGTTGCGGGTGGTGATTTCCTTGTTCAGGTGACGCACCAACCGCATCGCTTCGATCACACGCCGCGAAGAGTCCCTCACAGAATTCTCCCCAGCGTGATGTCAAACAACTTGGCCAGCATCTTGTCCTGCGACTGCGTGGTCCGCGCGCCGCGCAACCCCTCGTACAAATCCACCAGCAACGGTTCGAGGTCCGGGGACAGCATCTCCAGCAACCAGCTGCGCGTCGGACCCTCCGTAGGACAGCGCCGGTCCACCAATTCCTGCAGCAACGCCTCCGTCTCAAAATCCGACAGATCGATCTGCACTTCCACCATTTTGTAAATCGTCATTTGACCACCTTCCAATCCGACTTCGGATTGCGCAAGTTCCCACTCAATCGCGACGATGCAATGTAGGACGCATTCTTCTTGGGAGGCTTGGCAATCGTCGACCTGTCACGCAACCCATGCTTGACCAACAACAGCACCGCCCGCTCGTAATTCCCATCCCACAGCGCCGAACTGGCCAACCGATTGCGATCCCCCACAATCACCTGCAACCGCACATCCGCAGGCAAAAAATGACGCTGCTCATACGCATAACTGATCAGCTCCGGAATGTCCCTCACCCGGCGATCCTCCCGCCAACCACGGACCACGGCCCGCGCCAATGTGATATCCATCGCGCCCCCTACGCCAACGACAACATGACAACGGCAAACACCACCAACACCAGCGCCGCCACACCTACCCCCGCCGCGAATGCCAACACCCGCGCCATCTGCGCCACCGTCACGATTGCACCCCCTTCCCGCGCATCGTGGCCGGCACACGCGGCCCGGGGAAAAACATCCAATTCACCCGCTCAATCGCCACATCAAACCCCGCCCGCGCCCACACCACCGTGATGTTGGTATCCGCCGCCGGTGTGCGCCGAAAATCACTGTGCAAAGCATGTATCCCGCGCTCCATCAAGTACGCCGTCGCACGCGCACGCCGCTCGTCATACCGACCACGATGCATCGGCTCATGCGCCAAGAGACACGGCTCGCGGACCCCGGCCAGCTCACACAAAGATCGATACGCCTCGTCATACAAACGGCGGACCGAAAACGTCATCATCTGCAGCATTTTGTTTCTCCCAAAAGTTGTGAAAGTTGCAGGTCTAGTGGCGATCTGCCCACTTGGCGTACTCAATGTCTCGCTCCCTGTCTTGGTAAGCGTCCCACCAAACGGACACAAGATGCTCGTGTTCCTGTGCAGTGAGCTTCAAGAATGTCGCAGGGTATTTGCGCAGCGTGCTCACCTCGATGACCACAGAAGCTCCAGAGATGTCATCAGAAACTCCACGAGAGTACAGAGTGCCATGGACAATGAGCGGGAATCCGCCACGGATTGTGGCAGTGATTTCGTACTCGTCGAGTACAAATGGGTCACGCATGTGTGCCACCTTGTGTTGGTCAGGGGTTTGTTTCGAGTTCGATGATGATAGCATGGTGTTATCCTTTCTGTTTAATTAAAGTACCAAAGATTGCAGCTAGGTCCAAGTTTGTCGCATCAAGTGTCGCGGACCGAGGACGACAATGTGTGCAGGATAGCACCAAGTATTTTCAGTTGTCAACGGGTGATTTTGCAGATTGGTCCGTGGACCGGGGCAAAAAGGGCGATTTTGGGGGTTCCTATAGAACTTTTGGAGGTAAGAGTGATTTTTTTTTCATTTTTTTTGAAAAATGGCGTAATTGGTGTGAGGGGTGTAAGAAGGTAATGAAATCAAGGGTTTAGGGTACATACGGTAACTTACAGTGAAGGAGGTCAGGTGAAATTTACTGGGGAGCTCCGCGAGCAAAGATTTTTGATTTTTTTTTTCACTCTTACCCCCCCCCCCCTATAGGGAACCAAGACCTCTTCGTCGGCCCGGTTCGGACTTGACATAGATGGACTGCCTCCGTGCAGTTGCGTACACTTCTGTCGTTGTGATCTACACGGAGACCCAAGTGTTACAAATCCAATCAGATGTGCCCGTTCCGCATTCAAGAACGAAATATCCGTTTGCAGATATGCTGCCGGGTGATTCAATCTTTTTCAGTGATTACAAAAAGGCCAACGCAGCGCGGGTGTCGACGCGCCGATTCATGCGCATGACGCAGCCCACATGGAAGTTCCTGCTTCGCCGGGTGCGCGAGGAAAACGGCTGGCGGCTGTGGAGGGTGGTGTGACCAAGAAGGCGATATGGAACACGCCCCCTGTCATCCCTGACAAGGTGCGGCGGCGCACTGCAACCAAGGTGGGCCCGCTGGCAGGCCTGAAGACGCTGAATGCGCGCGAGTGGAAGTTCGTGCAGGAGTACGTCTCGAACGACGGGAACATGACGCTGAAGGAGGCCGCGATCCGCGCAGGGTACAAGGCGCACAGCGCTTCGGTGACGGCATGGAAGCTGACCAATCCGGATATCTGCCCGCATGTGGTGGCGGCGATACAGGCCTATCGGGCGGAACTGGCGTCGAAGTACAATACGACTTATGAGCGGCACATGAAGGACCTGCAAACCATCCGCGATGCCGCGCTGGCAGCTGGGGCGTATTCGGCAGCGGTGCAGGCCGAGTACCGGCG